AATCAGGCAAAGTCTCTGATGGAGGCTTACTCTCAGGTTTATACTAAACCTGCTGCTGAGAATCTTAATGAGCAGGCAAAAACCACCAAAGATGGTGAAAGATATACAAATCTTCCTGGTGGTGGATCCCGTAAAGAGTTTCAGACTGCCGAAAAGGGTGGTCTGAGAGTTAAGTGGGTAATTGATAAAGACGGAAAGGGATCTTGGATTCCAGATCAACCAGAATTCAAACCAAATCTTCAATACGTTGGTACTACTGGAGTACAAACCAAGCGCATTGATCCCACCAAAAATGATATGGGAGAACCACTTAAAAAATCTGAACCAGTAAGAGAACCAGTAAGAGAACCATTAAGACGACCAAAATCACCACCAGCACCAGCACAAACATTTAAGGTTGGTGATAAGCAGATGACAAAGGCTCAGATTAATACTGAGTATCAGCGTTTGAGAACTTCAAAGGATCCTAAAGAACGCGAATCTGCCGTACAGTTTGGAAAAGACGCTAATAAAGCAATTTTTAAACCAGCAACTGCAACCACCGCTGGTGGAACAAAATTTGAAAGAAGAACTCCGACTTCTGCAGAACTTGCAGCAGCAAAAAAATCTGGTGGTGGAGAAGCAGGAATTAAATCTGCAGTTAAAGCTGGACAGGATGCAAGAGATACTGCTCCTGCAGGAACTCCACTTCCAGGTGTGAAAATTTCTCCACAATATCAAGGAAACGATATGCCTGGTCGCCTTGGTCAGCGTGAGGGTGGATATACTGGAGTTCCAGTAAATAAAATGAATAATCTCAAAACGGAAATTGATCGAGTTAGATCTGCAATCAGCACAACTACTACACCAACAGTTAAATCTGATACTGATGCTGCTGCAAATAACCTGAAAGGAAAAAATTTATTAAACAAACCTAAACCTGAAACACAAACAAATTCTGTAGATCTTTTTGATATTCTCAAGGGAGAATTCCTTGAAGAAGGGTATAGTGAAGAAGACACTATGTATATGATGGCAAACTTAAATGAAGAGCAACTTCAAGAATTCTGGAAATCTCTTGGTGCTGCTGCTCTTAAGCAGGCAAATAAAATTCCTGTAGTTAAGGGTCTAGTTAATAAAGTTGGTAGAATGTTTGGTAGAACACCTGCAGCACCAACAATTGGATCTGGAAACATTGCGGCATTGAGACTTTATCAAGATAAGGCACATCAGTCCTTGCAAAGACTCAATCAACAATCTACTAGATTAAATGCTAATGATGCTAGACGTGCTGCCGCCGCTGCAGATCCGACAAGATCTAGATTGGCTAATGATCCAAGACTTGTTAGTGATCGTAATGCCCGTGAAGCAGCTGCTCAAGTTAGAGCAAGAAATAGAGAATTGGGTAGACCTGAGTGGGCAGGACCACAACCAGTTGATAGTTTGAACTACAAACCAGGTGATCCACAGTTTACTAGATCCCTCAGACAATATTATGCTGACAAGAGAGCGGGAGTCAAAGGACTTCCTGAAGAATTTGTCAATGAAAATATTGCAAGACTAGGTGCAAGACTAGCTGCAAGAGCTATCCAGGGTGCTTCTAGAATATCTCCTCATGTTTATGGTAAAGCGGTAAACCCAGTAAGAAACACTGGTGCATCGAGATTAATTCCAGATATGAATGTTTCTCCTGGAGTAGTTCGTAATACTGGACGTGGAATGGGTATCAGACCAATTAAACCAGCTGGTCCTAAACCACCACTAGATCCAGCACAGCGTTATCAATTGCTTCCAAATACGAAGTATGGTGACCCAGTTTTAGCAACACCTGGAGGAAGACCACCAGTATCAACACCACCAGTATCAACACCTACTCCAACTCCTCTCCCAACAAATCCAATGGGACCAAGAGCATCGGGAACTGAGTCTGCTCTTAATATTTTGAAGCGGCAGAAAATGAAAAGAAATAAATGATATTGTGGAGGTCCTCGGACCTCCTTTTTTAATAAATAATTGAAAACTATTGATAGACCAATGAGCAAGTTCGGAGATTTAATCAGAGGCGTTTCTGCCCCTGCCCCCAAGGTTGAAGCAGCACCAGAACCTGTAGCAACCCCAAAACTTTCTGTTGAAGAAGTAGCACCTGCTCCTGAACTATCTTTGGAGTCGGAAAAAGTTGAAGAGGTAGTATCTCCTACTTCCAAAACTTCTAAAAAGAAAAAAGGTTTTTGAAGTTATCCACTTTCTAAACTGTCCACTGGGGTGCTTCGGCGCCCCTTTTTTCTTGTATAATAACTTCAGTTGAAAAACACAACACAAACAAATGACCATCTCTGCTGATTACATCATTACTTCGCTCCAAGCAGTCTATGGCGAGTCCGTTACTGCTGCTGATATTCGTGGATGGTGTGCTATGAATGGTTCTAACTACCAGACTGTTACCAAGAAACTGGATCAGTACAAAACTGGTCGTGGTAAATGGAACCTGACCATCCAAGAGGCACGAGAGCAATTTGAGCAGGTTGTAAAAGCATCTGCTACTATTTCTGCCGTTGAGCAAAATCTTATTCCTGAAAAAGATGATACCTTCGTCAAGTTTGGTAACTTTGCTGATGTTAAAAAAATTATTCAGTCCCGTCTTTTTTATCCAACGTTTATTACTGGACTATCTGGCAACGGCAAAACATTCAGCGTTGAGCAAGCATGTGCTCAACTGGGACGTGAATTGATTCGTGTAAATATTACGATTGAAACTGATGAAGATGATCTTATCGGTGGTTTTAGGCTTGTTGACGGGAACACTGCATGGCATAACGGTCCCGTCATCGAAGCACTGGAGCGAGGAGCAGTCCTTCTCCTGGACGAAATCGACCTGGCTTCCAATAAAATCCTCTGCCTCCAGTCCATTCTAGAAGGTAAGGGTGTCTTCCTCAAGAAGATTGGTCGCTGGGTAAAACCTGCTGCTGGTTTCAATGTTATCGCCACTGCTAATACTAAGGGTAAGGGTAGCGACGATGGGCGCTTTATCGGAACCAACGTCCTCAATGAGGCATTCCTTGAGCGTTTCCCTGTAACCTTTGAGCAGTCCTATCCTTCTCCTGCAACTGAGCAAAAGATCCTGGAGGGTATCTCTCTGGACCTTGGTGTGGAAGACCGCGACTTCTGTAAGCGTCTGGTGGACTGGGGTGATATCATCCGTAAGACTTTCTATGACGGTGGCATTGAAGAAATCATTAGCACCCGCCGCCTGGTTCACATTATTCGTGCCTATGCAATCTTCCAAGATAAAGCGAAAGCAATCCAAGTATGCGTGAATCGCTTTGACGACGAAACCAAACAAGCATTCCTTGAACTCTATGACAAAGTTGACGCCGACTTCCAACTCCCTGTGGAAGGACTACAAGACGCTCCTTTCTGAAACTTTTCCCGATTTAGAAACCGAGTGTGAATGGGCAGATTGGAGGTCTTTACAGTTTTCATCTAGTAATGTCTCGAATTTATCTGCCAAGATCTATGTGAACAAATACATTCTTAAATCCAGAGAAGTTGAGATATGGGATAATAAGTCTTGTATTTACAACAACATCATTTATCCACGAACTGGTAGCAATCTTCCTTGTTTTGGAATGGATTTAATGGGATTCTTTGATAAGAAAGTAATCATTGTATTTGACTTCCAACATCCAGTGGAAAACTATTTGTTCTCCCATCCAGACCTTCCAAAGGCAGATGGTTCTTTCCGATTCTTTGAACCAGGTAATCACTTCTCTGAGAATGTGTATATTGCCAAGTGTACAATGTCTGAAGTCAACGAACATCTTGACATCTTCAAAAAATACTTGACTGCTTACAAGGATATGCTAGAATGTCATCAACCTACTGGAACGGATTTTTCCACCTATTGTGACTTCGATTCTTATATGAAGAAGTTAGACCCTGTAAGTGGATATCTCTCTGGTAAATTTGGTAAAGAAAAAGCAGAGTCTCTTGTAAACGATTTTCTTTTCTGTTATGGTTAATTCCTGGTCCCTACTTTATGATGAACTAAAAATGGACGAATATCCTTATTCTGAGAATGATTTTCTCATGGTTGGGGCATCTGCCTCTCCCGACACTATTAATTTCAGCAGTGACGTGGTTGCTGCTGCTCCTGCTCCTGTCCCTTCTTGGGGTGCTGGTGAAGATCACATTGCTTTCACTGGTTCCCACGTAAGGGGTGGATATAGTGATGACGTTATTACTTTTAACTTGAATATGCCTGAAAAAACTGACCGTCGATACAAGTACAGTGAGGACCATATCCTCAAGGAACTGACTGAATACATTTCTGCAACTTATAGTCAGCACTATTCTGCAGGTGATGATAAAATTCAAACACTTGATTTGATTGAAGCTTGTGGTGATGGTGAATCCTTCTGCCGCAGCAATATCCTCAAGTATGCCTCTCGTTATGATAAGAAAGGTACTGCACGTCGTGACATTATGAAGATTTTGCATTATGCTGTTCTTCTGTTGCATTTCAATGACAAGAATGCACAGCGTGAAACCTACCCTCAGTGATGAAACTAAAACCTAAAACTATGAAACTGTCTGATAATACCCTGACCATTCTCAAGAATTTTGCGGGTATCAATAACTCGATTCTTGTGAAAGGTGGTAATCGTCTTCGCACTATCTCTGTTGCTAAAAATATCCTTGCTGAGGCGAATATTAGTGAAGAGTTTCCCCGTGACTTTGCTATCTATGACCTTAACCAGTTTTTGAATGGTTTGAGTCTTCACCAAGATCCTGATCTTGACTTTAAAGAAGATTCCTACCTGAGTATTAAAGAAGGTAAGCGTCGTGTAAAGTATTTCTTCGCTGATCCTAATGTTATTGTTTCTCCCCCAGACAAAGAAATTAATCTCCCTTCTCAAGACGTTTGCTTCCAACTGGATAGTACTTCTCTAGAGAAACTGGTGAAAGCAGCACAAGTTTATCAACTGCCTGACCTGTCTGCAGTCGGTGAAGCAGGTGTTATCAAACTGGTGGTCCGTGACAAGAAGAATGATACTTCTAACGAGTATGCCATTGTTGTTGGTGAGACTGACCAGGAGTTCACCTTTAACTTCAAGGTAGAAAACATCAAGATCATTCCTGGTGCCTATGATGTTGTAGTGTCTTCCAAACTACTTTCTCAGTTTACCAATACCCGATATAACCTTACTTACTATATCGCTCTGGAACCTGATTCTACCTTTGGTTGATGAAACACATTCTCTTTACACTCAAAGAGTGTAACAAATCGTTCTTAGACGACGAACAGTTTGTAAGGGATGTTGTTTATCAAGCATCAGTTAAATGCAAATCAACTCTATTAGCACTCAACTCACACAAGTTTGATCCTCAAGGTGTCACTTGTGTGGCACTGTTGGCTGAGAGTCACATTAGCATTCACACTTGGCCAGAACTGGGTATGGCAGTTTGTGACATCTTCACCTGTGGGGATCACACGAAACCCAAGGAGGGTGTAAAATACATGAAGATGATGCTTGACGCCAAAAGCATCGTAAGTAAATCATTTACGCGACCTTTGGAATGAACATTTTTGTCACCGATCCTTTCCCTGCCGAAAGTGCTATCTGCCTTCCTGACAAACACATTGTCAAAATGCCGCTTGAGTGCTGCCAGATGCTTAGCATTATTGCTTCTCCTTGGTATCACGATTACGGCATTCTTCCCAAGCAAGACGGCACTGCCTACAAAACAGAGAAGGGAGCATTCCGAAACCACCCATGCACTAAGTGGGCGGCGGAAACGGTGGACAATGCCTACTGGCTCATCAAGTGGGGATTGAACTTGTGCCAAGAGTATACTTTGCGCTATAATAAGACACACTCCTGTGAAGGGACACTGACTCATGCCTATTACCTTTTCCCCAAAGGTAAACTGACAAAAGTAACTCCTTTCGCACGAGCAATGCCTGAGGAATACAAGTTTGATACTAGTATTTCTACTTTTGACGCATACAAAATGTATATCGCATCCAAACCTTGGGTGAAAGACAACTATCTCCGTATGCCACAGCGCAAACCTGATTGGATTTGATTATGGGACAATTGACCCTTATAGGATTATTAAACTTTGTTGCCGCTGACTTTTGTGCTACAAAAGCACAAGGTTCCGATACACTTAAATCTGTTCTTATCGCATATTCCAAAGCGAATGATAAATTTGGTGGTGATAAAGTAAGAAATGTGATTAAAAATTCTCCAGCGATTGAACTTACTGCAATTGCTATTGTTAGCACCAAGTGTCCTAATTTACTATGAATTCTTTTGATAAAAAACCTTTCATTTGGGTTGAGAAATATCGCCCAAAGACTATTGAAGAGTGTATTCTCCCAGAGTCTGCAAAACAGATGTTTCAGGAGTTTTTAAACAAGGGTGAGATTCCCAATATGCTTTTGGCAGGTCCTCCTGGTATTGGAAAGACCACAGTTGCTAAAGCACTGTGCAACGAACTTGGAGTAGATGTATATGTCATCAACGGATCCGACGAGGGTAGATTCCTCGATACTGTCCGAAACAATGCGAAGAACTTCGCTTCGACCGTCTCACTTACGGCGACTGCTAAACACAAAGTCATCATCATTGATGAGGCAGATAACACGTCCAATGACGTACAACTCCTCCTACGGGCGTTTATTGAGGAATTTGCTGGTAATTGTCGTTTCATCTTTACCTGCAACTACAAAAACAAAATCCTTGAGCCCCTCCACTCCCGATGTGCAGTCATTGACTTTTCCATCAAAGGAAAGGAAAAGCAACAAATTGCAGCACAGTTCTTCAAGCGTCTCCAAGAAATCCTGGTTGCAGAAGGTGTTGAATCTGATAACAAGGTCCTGGTAGAACTTGTTAATAAGCACTTCCCCGATTGGCGTCGTGTTCTTAATGAATGTCAGCGTTACTCTGTCAGTGGAAAGATTGATGCTGGTATTCTTGCTACGTTCTCTGATGTTGCCGTAAATGAACTGGTTAAAAACCTTAAAGGAAAGAACTTCCCTGAAGTTCGGAAGTGGGTGGTATCTAATATGGACAATGATACTACTGTACTTATGCGTCGTATTTACGATGCTTGTTATACATCCCTTGAAAACAATAGCGTTCCTGCTGCTGTGCTTGTGCTTGCTAAGTATCAGTATCAGGCGGCATTCGTAGCAGACCAAGAGATAAATATGCTTGCTTGTTTGACCGAACTAATGGTGGAGTGTAACTTTAAATGAAGAATAAAAGTCATCAAGTTAAATCCAGAATGTACTATTATTTCTGGGGAGTTTGTACAGTTGCTGTAGTTGCTGGTCAACTTTATGTTGGTACTGGGTATCGTGTTATGGCAGAGAGTGTAAATCTACTCACTCACACTTTGGTTGGAGAAATTGTAGGAGGACCTAAGAATGGGACTATTAGTTATTGATAAAACTAAGTTGGTAGAACCACGAGTGAAAACTACTCCTGAGAATGTGCAGGAAGCGAATGAAGCATTGTTTCGTGCTAAAATGACTCTACCTGCTGCCGCAAAACATTGTGGCATGACTAAGAAGGAAATGAAAATGACCTTCCTTGAATACTTGAAGTATCACCCTAAAGATTATGAAGTCCCTGAAAACACCCCTTAGATATCCTGGCGGCAAGTCCCGTGCTTGTGAGAAGATGGGACCTTACTTTCCAGACCTTCGTGACTACAAAGAGTTTCGTGAACCCTTCCTTGGAGGAGGAAGTGTTGCGATTTATATCACCAAGAAATATCCTGGATTAAATATTTGGGTAAACGATTTGTATGAACCTCTTGTAAACTTCTGGCAACAACTCCAGATGTTTGGTGAGGATATGAAGAATCGTTTGGTAGAACTGAAGACGGCAAATAATACTCCAGAGTTGGCGAAAGACTTATTCCTTTCCTCCAAGGAGAAGATCAATG